ATGGGGACGCACACGTCGTCTCTGTCAGAAGACTACGGTCGGCGCATCAGAAACCTCATCGAAACGCCCGAATACAACACTGTTTTTCCCGATACGCAAGTCTCAGAGGATCAAAAAGCGTCAGGTAAGTGGTCTACGAGTGCCGGAGGTCAGTATTACGCCGTCGGCGTCGGTGGTAGCATCGCAGGTCGAGGCGCTGACCTGTTCGTCATCGACGATCCGCACTCGGAACAGGACATCAGGGCTGACACACGCACGCCGTTCGATGCGGCGTGGAATTGGTTCCAGACAGGCCCTCTCCAACGCTTGATGCCCGGGGGTGCGATCATCGTGATCATGACCCGGTGGTCTCAGTTGGACCTCACGGGCATGCTGATCAGCCACCAGATCAAGAATCCCGACGCCGACAAGTGGGAGATCGTGGAGCTTCCGGCCATCATGCACGAGCACACGCCGCAGGAGAAGTCTCTGTGGCCCGAGCAGTGGCCCCTGGAGCAGCTTCAGGCCAAGCGTGCGGGCATGGACCCGAGGTTCTGGCAGGCGCAGTACATGCAGAACCCCACCTCGGAGGTGGCAGCGGTCATCAAGCGCGAGATGTGGAAAATCTGGGAGGCAGAGCGCCCACCATCCTGCGAGTACATCATCCAGTCGTGGGATACCGCGCACGAGACCAAGACCAGCGCTGACTACAGCGCGTGCACCACATGGGGTGTGTGGTTCAACGAGGAAGACAACGACAACGCGCACATCATCCTGCTCGACGCCATCAAGGGGCGGTGGGCATTCCCGGATCTCAAGAAACGTGCCAGCGAGTACTACCGCGAGTGGGAGCCTGACGCGTGTCTGATTGAGAAGAAAGCCGCTGGAGCGCCGCTCATTCAGGAGCTTCGGGCGATGGGCATACCCATCAGCGAGTTCAGCCCTAGCCGGGGCAAAACAGGCACCAGCAACGACAAGGTGGTGCGCCTGAACGCGGTGTCCGACATGTTCACCTCAGGCCGTGTGTGGGTGCCAGACACCCGCTGGGCGCGAGAGCTTGTGGAGGAGGTCGCGGCCTTCCCCGCTGGTGAGCACGACGACTATGTTGATACGATGACCCAGGCGCTCATGCGCATGCGCAACGGGGGCTTCATACGCCTGCCGTCCGATGAGCCCGAGGAGCCCCGACACTTCCGTAGCCTGCGACGGGCTGCGTACTACTGAAAGCATTTCACATGGCAACGAATATCGACCCCGCGATGATGCCCCTTGACACTGCCCTCATGGGCGATGAGCCCGCCATCGAGATCGAGATCGAGAACCCCGACGCCGTCAGCATCGGCATTGACGGTGTAGAAATCACTCTGGAACCCGAGCCGGAAACGGCGGACACATTCGACGCAAATCTTGCGGAGTACATGGACGATGGGGAGCTTCAGTCGCTGGCCTCAGAGATCATCTCCCTGGTGGACGCGGACATCAACAGCCGCAAAGACTGGGCAGAAGCCTACGTCAAGGGCTTGGAAGTTCTTGGCATGAAGTACGAGGAGCGTACCGAGCCGTGGAACGGTGCGTGTGGCGTGTACAGCCCCCTGCTGACCGAAGCAGCCGTGCGCTTTCAGTCAGAACTCATCACCGAGACGTTCCCTGCACAGGGGCCGGTCAAGACCAAGATCATCGGTGCGATTGACCGGCTGAAAGAGGAAGCCGCAGAGCGTGTCCGTGAGGACATGAACAACTGGCTGACCGAGGAGATGGTGGAGTACCGCCCGGAGCACGAGCGGCTGCTGTTCAACCTGGGCTTGGCCGGGGCAGGGTTCAAAAAGATCTACGCTGACCCCAACCTTGAGCGTCCTGCTGCCCCGTTCATCCCTGCAGAGGACATGATCATCCCCTACGGAGCCAGCAATATCTACAACGCCGAACGTGTAACGCACGTCATGCGCAAGACCGAGAACGAGGTCAAAAAGCTGCAGGCTGCGGGGTTTTACAAGGAAGTAGCGCTTGGTGAGCCGGTCAAGTTCTTCACCGATGTCGAGAAGAAAAAGGCAGAAGAACAGGGGTATACCCTCAATGATGATGACCGCTATCAGTTCCTTGAGGTCCATTTGGACTGGGATCTTGCAGGCTACGAAGATCCAGACGGTATTGCCCGTCCGTATGTCATCACCATTGAGAAAGGCAGTTCTGAAGTTATGGCGATCCGCCGTAACTGGAACGAAGACGACGAGAAGAAGCGCAAGCGCCAGCACTTCTCACAGTACACGTACATCCCCGGCTTCGGCCCCTACGGTATCGGTCTGATCAGTCTGGTCGGTGGCTACGCAAGAGCGGGCACGAGCATCATTCGGCAGTTGGTTGACTCGGGCACCCTGTCCAACCTGCCCGGTGGCTTGAAGTCCAGAGGGCTTCGGATCAAGGGCGACGACACGCCTATTGCTCCGGGCGAGTTCAGGGATGTGGACATTCCTTCGGGAAGTGTGCGTGACAACATCATGCCACTGCCGTACAAGGAGCCGAGCCAAGTGCTGGCGGGTCTGTTGGAGCGCATCACGGAAGAAGGCCGACGCCTTGCAGCTATCGCAGATCTGAAGGTCAGCGACATGAGTGCTCAGGCCCCCGTGGGCACCACGCTGGCGATCCTTGAGCGTCAACTCAAGACGATGGGCGCTGTCCAGGCGCGTGTACACGACAGCCTGAAGATGGAGTTCAAGCTGCTCAAGGCAGTGATCCGGGACTTCACACCGTCCGACTACGCCTACACGCCTGAGGGCGGCAACCGCAAGGCCAAGCAGTCTGACTACGATCAGGTGGAGATCATCCCTGTCAGTGATCCCAACGCGGCGACGATGGCGCAGCGGATCATGCAGTACCAAGCTGCACTGCAACTGGCACAAGGTGCCCCGCAGATCTACGACCTGCCTCAGTTGCATCGTCAGATGCTTGAGGTGCTGGGTATCAAGAACGCAGAGAAGCTGGTCCCTGTGGAGGACGACCAGAAGCCGCGTGATCCCGTGTCAGAAAACATGAGCTTCTTGACTGGCAAACCCACCAAGGCGTTCATCTACCAAGACCATCAGGCGCACATCGCTACGCACATGTCGCTGGTGCAAGACCCGACCGTTATGCAGATGATGGGTCAGAGCCCGATGGCGCAGCAGCTGATGGGCGCAGTGATGGCGCACATTGCAGAGCACATGGCGTTTGCTTACAGACAGCAGATCGAGGAACAGCTTGGCGTTCCGATGACCGCGCCGGATCAGGAGCTTGATGAACAGACCGAGGTTCAGTTGTCGCGTTTGGTCGCCCAGGCGGCACAGCAGTTGTTGCAGAGTAACACGCAGAAGGCACAACAACAGCAAGCCCAGCAACAGGCTCAAGATCCTGCACTCCAGATGGCTCAAGCCGAGTTGCAGTTGAAGGCCGAAGAATTGAAGCGCAAGGCGCAGAACGACCAGATGGACTTCCAAATTGCACAGCAAAAGCTGCAGCTTGAAGCACAGCGCTTGCGGCTTGAAGCCCAAAAGGGTCAAGGCGAAGATCCCCGGCTGAAGGCTATGAAGGCGCAGCAGGAACTTCAACAGAAGGAACAAGCCCATCGCCAAAAACTCAACCATCAAGCGCAGCAGCAACAGGCCAAGATGCAACAACAGGCTATGAAGGCATCTCAACCCAAAGCACCGAGGCAGTAAATGGCAACCGCATTCGACGTAGCTATCAAAGAACTGGAAGAGCGCCGCGAGTCCATTGCGCAGGCGCTTATCTCAGGTGCGGCAAAAGACTTTGCCGAGTACAAATACAGGGTCTTTCACGCGCTCATGCTTTCATAACCGACCTTGTGCGAAAGATGGAAAACGACGATGAGTGAACTACTCCTGAGCGACGGCCAAAACACCACCGTGTTGCCGCAAACCGAAGGGGAAAAGGCCCGACAGGTGCCTGATCCTGTGACCTACCACTTGCTCTGCGTTCTGCCCAAAGCGGAAGAAGAGTACGAAAGCGGGCTGGTCAAGGCAGGGCAGACCATGCACTTTGAAGAGGTGATGAGTCCAGTTCTGTATGTCGCCAAGATGGGACCAGACTGCTACAAAGACCCGCTTCGGTTTCCTAGTGGTCCGTCCTGCAAGGTGGGCGACTTTGTGCTGGTTCGTCCCAATTCTGGTACGCGGCTGAAGATCCACGGCCAAGAGTTCCGCATCATCAACGACGATAGCGTTGAAGCGGTCGTGCAAGATCCCCGTGGCCTGAAGCGGGCATAAGGAGTAGAACATGACGGAATTCCAATTCCCGGATGAGATCAAGACTGAGAAGAAGGACGCGCCCGAAGAACTTCAGATTGAAGTCGAAGGCGAAACCGAGATCGAGGTCGTTGACGATACGCCTGAGCAAGACCGCAACCGAGCCCCGATGAAGGAGGCTCCTACGGAAGTGACTGACGACGAACTGTCTCAGTATTCCGAAGGGGTCAAGAAGCGCATCCAGCACTTCTCCAAGGGGTATCACGAGGAGCGCCGAGCCAAGGAGTCCGCGCTGCGTGAGCGGGAAGAAGCGCTGCGCCTTGCTCAAAACCTTGTCGAGGAGAACAAACGCCTACAGGGTAGTCTCGGCCAAGGCCAGCAAGCACTGCTGGAACAAGCCAAGAAGGTTGTTGCCAACGAGGTAGAACAGGCCAAGGTCAAATACAAGCAGGCATATGAAGCGGGTGATTCAGATGCGCTTGTAGCGGCTCAGGAAGAATTGACTGCTGCCAAAATTAAGGCAGAGCGCGTCAATAACTTCAAACCTGTTGCAAAGCCTGAAGAAACTGTGGTACAACCCGCTCCAAGCCCTGTTGTGCCCAAGGTGGAACCAAAAGCCCGTGCGTGGCAAGAAGCCAATCCGTGGTTTTTGACCAACCGAAAGATGACGGCAGTGGCGATGGAAGTTCACAATGAACTTGTGGAAAGTGGTGTAGATACCAACAGTGACGAGTATTACCAGCGCATCAATCAAGAGGTGCGCCAGATCTTCCCAGATGCGTTCCCCTCTGAGAAGCCGGTAAAAAAGTCCGTTGTAGCTCCTGCCACGCGAAGCACAGCGCCCAGAAAGATCGTGTTGACGCAATCACAAGTTCAAATCGCCAAGCGGCTCGGACTGACGAATGAGCAGTACGCCCGTGCGGTTGCTGAAGAAATGAGGAAACAAAATGGCTGAACGTAACCCCCGTGAACTGGACACCCGAGCAAAGGCTGAAAGGCCGAAGCAGTGGATGGTTCCTGATGTGCTTCCTCATGTGAATGAGGAGCCTGGATACGCCATGCGTTGGATTCGGGTCAGTACCCTCGGGAACGCTGATCCTCGCAATGTTTCCATGAAACTTCAAGAGGGCTGGGAGCCCGTCAAGGCAAGTGATCACCCAGAGACGTATGTTGCGGAGACCGGCGCGGGCCGCTTTCCGGACAGCATTCAGATCGGCGGGCTCATGCTTTGCAAAACACCGAAGGAGTTCGTTGATCAGCGGTCTGCTTTCTTTCAGCGTCAAGCTGATGGGCAGATGGCGTCAGTGGACAACAACTACATGCGCGAGAGTGACCCCCGCATGCCTCTCTTCCGAGAGCGCAAGTCTGAGGTGTCGTTCGGACGCGGTGCTTAATTCAAGGAGTCTCACATGGCCTACCCCTCGGTAGACGCCCCTTACGGGCTAAAGCCGATCAATTTGATCGGTGGGCAGGTGTTTGCGGGTTCTACCCGTTCCCTGCCGATTCAGTACGGCTACGCTACGGACATCTTCTACGGTGACTTTGTGGTGTTGTCTCGCGGTTTTGCTACTCGTGCATCGGTTTCGACCGGCACTGGTGTGAACCAAGTTACCGGGGTTTTCCTCGGTTGTTCGTACACCGATCCGGTGACAAAGCAAGAGCGCTTCTCGCAATACTGGCCCGCTTCCACGCTGGCTGGTGATGCGGTCGCTATTGTTTGCGACGATCCGGACACGGTGTTCAAGGCAGTTGTTTGCTCGGCTACTACGGCGGTTGCTTCTGGTGCTCTGGCACTGGTGGGCACGAACCTGTCGCTGATCAACAACACCGGCAACGTCAACACTGGCAACTCGGCCAACGCGGTTCTGGCTCCGACTGCTACCCCCGTCTCTACGATCCTTCCGGTTCGTTGCGTCGGTGTGGTGGAAGACACGGCCTTCAGCGTGACGGCCTCGGGCTCTTCGTCTGGTACGACTATTACCCTCACGGGTTCTGGTTTGCCTGCGGCGATTCCGGTTGGCACCAACGTGGCGTACCTCGCTTCAAACGGGCAACTGATCCAAACCTCGTCCTTCGTGGCAACGGCGGCTTCGGCTAGCGCGACTTCGGTCACGCTCAACGCGGCCATTGCTGTCCCCGGCAGCGTTGTTGCCATCCCCTCGGCCTCGACCATCGTGTTCACCCAGTACCCAGAAATTCTGGTGAAGATGAACCTGCTGGTCCACGGCTACTACAGCAGCGCAACCGCCTAAGGAGTGAATCATGGCAATTTCACGTGCCCAACTACTGAAGGAACTCCTGCCCGGGCTGAACGCTCTGTTTGGCATGGAGTACAAGACCTACGGTGAAGAGCATAAGGAGATCTACGAAACGGAGACCTCCGAGCGCTCGTTTGAAGAAGAGACCAAGCTCGCTGGTTTCTCCGCCGCCCCGGTGAAGAACGAAGGTGCAGCCATCGCGTATGACAATGCGCAGGAAGCCTGGACCGCTCGTTACAACCACGAGACCATCGCTATGGGCTTTTCCATCACCGAAGAGGCGATGGAAGACAACCTGTACGACAGTCTGTCTGCTCGGTACACCAAGTCCCTCGCACGGGCTATGGCTTACACCAAGCAGGTCAAGGCGGCGTCCATCCTGAACAACGGCTTCAATGCGTCCTTCACCTACGGTGACGGCCAAGCCCTGTTCTCGACGGCTCACCCGCTGGTCTCTGGCGGCACCAACAGCAACCGTCCTGCGACGGCGGCTGACCTGAACGAAACGTCCCTCGAAGCGGCTGTAATCCAGATCGCTGGTTGGACCGACGAACGTGGTCTGCTGATCGCTGCCAAGCCCCGCAAGCTGATCGTTCCTCCGCAACTCCAGTTCGTTGCTACTCGTCTGTTGGAAACCAGCCTGCGCGTTGGCACCACCGACAACGACATCAACGCGCTGAAGAACAACGGCTCCATCCCACAAGGCTACACGAAAAACCACTTCTTGACCGACACCAATGCGTGGTTCCTGACCACCGATGTGCCCAACGGTCTGAAGCACTTCGTCCGCGTGCCGCTGGCTACGTCGATGGACACCGACTTCGACACCGGGAACAACAGGTACAAGGCGCGAGAGCGGTATTCGTTCGGAGTCTCTGATCCCCTGGGAATGTTTGCAAGTCCCGGAGCCTAAGCCGTAAAAGCCTTGTAAATCAAGGACTTAGCGCAAACCAAAGGGCCCTTCGGGGCCCTTTTCTTTTCCCTGTTGACACAAGAACACACAGCGTGTAGATTACGGTCTTGGCTTTGTAACGCAAGGAGCAGACTGTGACACAGGTGATCTACAAAATTGTCAATTTGGTAAACGACAAGTTTTACGTCGGGAGCACTAACAACCAACGAGAGCGGTTTAGAACCCACCGCAACAAACTGCGTCGAGGCGTACACCATTGCGCACACTTACAGGCGTCATGGAATAAGTACGGAGAGGAAAAGTTTACGTTTAAGGTCATTGCCAACGTACCAGACGGCGAGTCGCTACAAGAAGCGGAAGACGCATGGCTTATTTCTCATGTGGGAAAGAGTCATTGCTATAACGCGGGGCTTAGATCTGGCGCACCTATGCGCGGCATACAAAAAGAACGCCATCCAAATTTTGGCAAGCCCATATCAGAAGAACAAAGACAACAGATTTCCACTACGCTCAAAGACTTCTATGCCCAGGACTACTCCAACCATCCTCGCGTAGGCAAGCAACACACAGATGAAACCAAGGCTAAGATCAGCGCCAAGGTCAATAAAGCCCTCGCCGAAGGCCGAGGCGGGGCTTTCATCCCCTCAGAGGAAACCCGGCAAAAAATGTCGGAGGCACTGAAGGGCAACCAGAACGCCCTTGGCTATACGCGCACTGATGCTGAGCGTGAGGCCATTCGCCAGCGCACGTTGGGCAATCAGAACTTCCTTGGTAAGAAGCACACCGAAGAGGCCAAGGAGAAGATGCGCAAGAAGGTCTTGGAGCAGACCTCGGG